CGTTCTTTCAACACTTTCCACATAGTTTTCAACTTTTCCACATTGTTAAATTTTATCACAACAGAGTGTTTCAACAATTCAACAAGTTATCCACAATTCTTTCAACACTTCAAAAGTGCATTTTTTATTGATGCTTTGTCGTTTTTCCATGTTTTCCACGTTTTCCACGTTACTACTACTACGACTACAACAAGTTAATAAATATATTCGCGTGCGTGCGTGCGCGTCTACGCGCGCGTATGCGCGTGAATAAAGCCTAGTACCTTACTTGATAGGTACTAGGCTAGGTGACACCAAAATTTTACAAACCGCCCTTTTGTAGCTTTACAGATTTTTTGATAACTCTTTCTTTTGTCTTTAGATTTTCTGCGAAATCTGCTTTTTCATATTTGAGCCTGTTTTGTTCGATTACAGCTTTCTGCCTGTTTCTTTTGATTCTCCATAATCTTTCCGGGTTTTCCGTTTCCATCATTTTTTCATAATATCGTGGAATTTGTGCTTGTTTTCCGTTGGTACACTGGATATAGCCTTTTCTCCAAATTTCCTCTTTGTGCTCCTGATAGTAGGAATCGCCAAGTCCCGGTTTCAGGCTCATGTATGCAAATGGTTTCTGTTGGCCTAGTTTGTAATATACGTTTGCTTTCTGGCCGTCAATTTCGTACATCTTTTTTGTAACGTACCCCGCAACATATCTATATGTTTCGGGCGTTGCTTGCGCTATCTGGATTTGACCCATGCCCCATAGTTTGCACATCCATTTGCTCGTATAATATCCGTTGTGCCTTATTTTATAGATTTGCTCTAGGTCTGTTGGTTGCCAACCGTATAAAATCATATGATAGTGCGGTCTTGCTGTTTGTTCTCCGTACTCTCCGGCACAGAAATAGCGTAGTTGCCCCCTATAAGCCTTTCTGAGACGTTTTAAGAATTTTTGTATATCTGGATATAGCAGTGTTTGCACGCTTTCTGGTGCCTTTTCTCCCGGCTTCCAGATGTATTGAACTTTACGCATTATTTCACCGGTTTTAACTATCATTCCCGGCACGTGATTTTCATCATAAGTTAGTGTGATGAACCATACTTGATTTTTCGGCCATGCTCTGGCCTCTAGCTCTATGCGTGTTGTCCAGTCCTCTCTCTGCCGGATTCTGCATCCGATGCATTTTCCGCATGGTATCAACATTACTTTTGGGTTGTACATCAAATCTTCATACTTCATCTGTTTCCCGGCTAACTCAGAAAAGCGGGCAAGTGTTAGCACCCGCCCGCTTATTTCTCTGTTTTCCGGGTTGTACAGCCTTATAAGTGGCTTGTAACAACTCATCTTAAATAATCACCTGGCTTTCTCTTTTCGCCGTAATCTCCCGTTTTGTTTTGTGGCTTTGTGAATTCTTGGTTTTGTGGCTTTGTGAATTCTTGCTTTCTGGCCATTTTTGGTTCTGGTACGGTTTTTTCAACTTTCTGCATTGCGTCATACGTTTTCAGAAGGTCTTTTACCAGTGATTTCGGGTTGCTGTGGCTCATGCTCATTTGTGATCCAATTGCGTCTGCCAGCTGGTACCACTGTGAATGACTTTCCGACCGGTTGTAATAGCTTGTTGGTACGTTGCCGCTCAATGCTGATACTCCCAGCGCACTGGATGACGGCATACCCATGCTTGCACCTGTGATGGTCGCTCCAGCTCCGCCCGGTGTGCTCGCTCCTCCGTTTGCGTATGCCAAAATAGGATTTAACCCTGCTTTTCGCATATCTTCTACGGCTCTTTGGTATGCCGTGCTGCTCATTCGCTCTTGAAAGTTGCGGTTTGCTAATGCTTCTGCGCTGTTGTAGCTCATGGCTGCGTTTTGTTCGATATGGTTATAAATTCCCTGCTGGATTGCTCCCAGTGTGTTATAACCCATCTGCATTAACATGTTTTGGCGGTTTGTTTTGCTTTGAAATTCGTTTTGTCCGGACTGCCATTTGTAGAAGTCTCCAAGATATTTCATGATTTGTTCATCGTTGGTTCCTCCTTCGCTGTAGGAATCACTTGTTCCCCCGCCTTCACTATGGCTCTGATTGCTTCCATAACCTTTGCTGTCTGAAATCTGCCCGTACAGGCTCGTTAATCCCTTTCCAAGCAGGCTTGCGCCTGCTGTGATTATTTGTGGATTGCTTGCTAGCCAGCCGCCAACCTTTGCCGCGCCTGCTGCAAGTGCTGCTCCCAATCCTGCCATTTTTAAAATAGCCCGGATTTCTCCGGGCTTCCTCCTTTCTTACAGCTTATACAGGCCCGGCACGCTGTACAGCGGCATTCTTCTTGTGGTCTTGTTTGCCACTCGCACGGCTCCGAAGAATTGCGGTTCGTCCTGCACAATGAGTGTTCTTGCTATCTCTGTTTTTCCTTCTGCCATCCATTCCTGGCTGAGTGTCGGCACTGTGCTGTAGTTGTCGGCATAGTGCCAGAAATCTAACGTTCCGGTTGCGTTGCTTCTCATAAGGCCAGATACCCGGTTCGGTTTCATGCGGTAGTCGGCCCATGCTTCTTGATAACCGAAGGTTTCTTCGTCGGTTGCGTTACCTGTCAACATGATTTCTTTCTTCTTTACCGGTTGCTCCCCTAGATTTGCGAACTGCGGTACATAATAGTCCAGCCTGTCGCGTCGGCTCCAGAAGCGCTCAAGGCCCTGCTGATAGCTTCGATTGTGTCTCACACATGTAACACCAATGACAAAGCCGTGCTCTTCAAAGCTCTTGGTAAAGGAACTTTCGTTGATAGGCGTTACAGACACCGCACCTGTTTCACCGATAGGCGTATCTGTTGCCGTCTGCTGGCCGCTCGTCTGGATAATCTGGTTAACATTGACCATGTATCGTCCGCCACCCAGATATTCCGGAATTTGTACGGTCTTGTCACTGATGGTCACATCCCACAGTGTGCGTACCTGTTCGCGGTACCGGCTGCCGCCTCTGGCTAGCGCCTCATAGTACTGTTGTACTGCAATTGCTTCGCGCAAGTCGTTAATGGTCGCGGCTGTTACGCTGGCAAGGTCTGCTCCCATCCAATATGTTGATATAACAGGTGAACCGCTGTTTGCTACATCTGCGTTAAAGCTCGTTCCCGTTTTTCCCCATCCGCCTGCATAGGTTCGCGGCGTTTGTTCCACGTCGGCTGTGCGCCAACGTAAACTTTCCTGTCCGGTCAGTTCTACTTTTTCGCTTAGATTTTCATCTTTGTATGCTTCAATTTTTGCATTACCCTGCAATGGCATTGTAATTTCCGGCCCACGGCTTGGATAGGGCATACAGCTGCTGAAATAATCATGGAACTTGTTTACCGGCAGCAGATTCCCGCCCAACACTGCGTTTTGCAGGTCTTTTTCCAGCGTTTCCGTTGCTTCTGCATCGAAGTTGTACGTTACGTCTGCATCGTCGCTTTTTAAGACTGCGGCGTTTTCTACGTTTTCGTCCCTAAAAAATTCATTCCAGATTTTTACATATGCCCGGATAGGCAGTGCGTTGACGGTGAACGGTTTTTTAACCTTCGTAGGTACGCCCATATAGTCCAGAATGCTTCTTTCGTCCGGTGCAGGCTTTTCGGTTGTGCCGTTGATTTTGATTTGCGGTACTGCGTATTCCTTGGTAGGCATCCAAGGTGTTTCCTCAACTTCGCCCATAAAGTGTTTGAAGTTGTCCCACAGAATTCTGTTCGGTACATAGAAATAGTACAGGTCGATGTATGCGTTATCCATTACCGGATATTTCGGTGTCGTCATGCGGATAATCGCCGTTGTGTCTATTTGGAATGTGTCTCCCGGTAGTACTTCATCCACGAAGAACGGAATCAGTTTTCCGGAATCAAAGGTTGTTAGAATAGTCTGGTCTCTGTTGAATCGCGTTCGGCTTGCGTGCATTTCCGGAATCTGAAGGAAATGCCTTTCGTTATTTCTGTTCATTTGCTTCCTCCTTCTGTCCCTTTTCCTGTGCGGCTTCCTGTGCCTTTTTCAGCTCTTCCAGCTTCATGGCGTTTACCTGTGCCGTTGCCATCATTTGGTGATACTCGTGCACGTTCTGCGGCCATCCGGTAATATCCGTGATAGGCGTTTCTTCCTTAGATAGCGCTCCCTGTGCCAGACTTGCCATAAAGGCCGGGTCGAAGCTCGCTTTCCTCACTATGTTTTTGATGTCGCATTCGTCTGCATAGCTTTCAATTTCGGCCTGCATGTCGATGCTTTCTGTCTCCTGCAGGTACTCTTTGCCGTCCTTGTCTTTTGCCCAAACGTATTGTTTCCGTTCGTTTTTGCCTGGTTCGGAAAAGAGGGGCTTTCGCCCCTCTTCGTACCTTTTATTCATCCTCTTTGCCCTCCCATGCTTTATCGTTCATGTTCCGGAATTCGCCGGTTTCGTCCTCAAACTCTGCCAGCTTATAGCCCACATAGTCGGCCGGGGACTGACCGATAAATGTGCTTTTGTCTTTCTGCATCGCGTTGCACATTCGTGCAAACGTGTTGTTGTTTTTGCTTTCGCCTACCCATGCGTAGCACTTTGCTACTTTATCGTAGATACCATAGTAACCATGAATCATTGTTCTTCTCCTTTCTTTACAGCCTGATTCCCCCACGCATCGGTTTCTGGCTCAGGTTGATACTCTTCGTTTTTCGCGCTGTTACGTTGAACATGCGTTTGTCCTTTCGCATATTCATTTTTTTACGATGTCCCATTGTAAAATCCTCTTCTTATGAGCTCTAGTTCGATTGCATTTGCAAAGCTCTTCAAGTGCCAGATTTCGTCTAGCATCTTCTTTGCGGTTTCTATGTCCGCTATCTTGCGCAAGAGCTTATATTGCGCGTCTATCTCTTTGTATTTCTTTTCGAGAATGTTTCTTAGTTCATCTTCGGTCTGGTCCCTTACGTTCCAGCTTTTGTGTAAGGCCATGTCTGTTACTCCTTCTCGTTCGCAGCGTCTTTCAGCGCGTGGTAAATCTCGTCGAGCTTCTCGAGAATATCCATCATAAGTTTAACGGCCTGCTTGACGTCCTTAATGCTGATAAGTGCCATTCTTATACCCCCTTTCTATATTTGCTTTCGCGCATGTCAATGTGTACGAAATTAGTATATCGGATGACTCCGCCTTTGTCAAGTATGCTGTCCGCATATTTTGCGACTTCTTTTGGGCTGTGGTTTTTTACTACGATATCAGCTGCCATTCCTTTGCAGTGATATGAGTTCCCCGCGCCGTTTACTTTTGCGTTGTGGCTTGGCGTTCTGTAGCCGCTGTTAATCGTACAAGGTGCATTGAAATGATTTCTAATCTTCTCCAGTGCTTCAAGTAGCTCTGTGCATAGGAGTAGTTCACAACTTCCGTCTTTACATGCAAATTCTTTTGCTTCAAAGTGTTCACTTACCTTTCCGAAGTCTCTTTTGATGAAGTTAACGTGTTTCATGGTGTTCACTCCTTTTCGGTAAAGTACATTTGCACTTCCTCGACTTTGCATAATGAGTAGATGCCTTTGTGTTCGTTTGCGTATCTTTTTGCTCTTTGTTTTGCGTCTTTGGGTTCTGCGTTTATTCTTAGTACTGTTTCTACTCTTTCGTTGGCTTTTAATTCTCTCAGTTCGTATCTGTGCTTCATTTTTAGCACCTTCCTTTCTGTGATTATATTCTATCATATTTTTAGGTTTAAGATTGTTAGTTGTTTTTTTATTAGGTTTTAGTTTAAAGGTA